TCGCCACCTAGACCTTTCGGTCTTGAGGTGGGAGCTTCGTGGGAACTCTGTACCACCTAACGGTCGGATATTTTAAGCCTAACGAATCGGCAACCAACTTACGAGGCATGAACCACACCCCGAAGTAGTTTATACTCATGCTCAGGAGCATTTTATTTATACTAATCCTAATATTTTTAAGCCTTCATTTCTTATATTAAGACTAGCATTATAATCTCTATTTATAGTAAGTTTGCATTTTTTACACTCAAATATTCTGTCTTTTAGTTTTAACTCTTCATGTTTAGTTCCGCAAGAAGAACACGTCTTGCTAGATGCAAACCATTTATCTATCTTAATTAGTTGTTTACCTCTATCTTCAAGTTTATATTGAAGGAAAGTTCTAAACATACCAAATCCGTTATCGTGAAGATTTTTACCTAAAGATAAACATTGTGCCAAGTTTCTTAAGTCTAAATCCTCAACTATGACTGCATCATAATTTTCGGCTAAGCGATAGCTTTCTTTATGTAACCAATCCTTTCGTTGATTAGCTATTTTAGTTTGGAGTCTGTTTACAACTTTCTTTTGACGAAGCCAGTTGTTTGAATTATATTTTTTTGAAGATAATTTTCTTTGCTCTTTAATTAATCTTTCTTCTAATTTTTTATAGTACTTTGGATAATTGGCTATCTTATCGTCTGAACTATAATAAAAATCAGATTGAGAATAATCTAAACCTACAACTTTATCTTTATTTGTATTTACTTTATTATCTAAAACATAATATTCTACGTTTATAGATATATAGAATTTACCTTTACTATCTTTTGAAATAGTAATATTTTTGATTACTCCATCAGGAGGCAATTCTCTATGTTTGATAAATTTTATTGGAGTTTTAAGTTTTGGTATTTTTATATAATTACCTTCAACTTTGATAGTCTCGCCACTTGCAGTATTTTGGTTATTAGTAGTAAAAGAATCAAAACCGTCTTTTTTTGATTTGAAAGAAGGTAAACCTTTCAAATCTCTGAAAGTTAATTTTCTACCTATTGTTTTTTGTTTTTTTAATGCACTCTTTATATATTGCTTTTTATAAGCATTGTCATTATATTTAGTCACAGCATTTTTGAAAGATATTTCAGCATTACAAAAAACGAGAGAATCAACTTCTTTCATAAATGGAAACTCTTTTTTAATCTTAGCTGGACTAGGTAAGTTAAGTTTAGAATAAGTTATTTTTCCATTTTCAAAACCATCCTCTTCAAGTTTATCTATCATTTTTGAAACGTACTCATTATACATTTTACGTTTACAACCAAAAGCTTTACATAAATATTCAACTTGACTATCAGTTGGTAATAAAAGATATTTGAATCCTTTATTTTTCTTTATCCAATTTTGACTATCAACCATACAAAATCACCTCCTAACCTAGTAATATACTAATTATATTATATCACATTTTAATATATTTATTCGTATTACTATAGTAAAAATTTTACTCAGTATCTTCTGTTTACAGATACAAAAAGGGCTATCCATCCCCCACCTATGAGCTAAAGCTCATTGAGGAAGGGGAATTCCGCCCGTTAAGTTAAATATTAATAATAATGCATATTTCAATTAAGCTGATTCACTGTTCCCTTTGTGAGTCAGCTTTTTTCTTGTCTATATTTACAAGTTTTGTAAATATATTTCCAATATCCTTTACTTCCTTTTTTTTCACTTAGAATATTTAATTAATAAAAATTAATAATTTTTATCAACTTTGTTTAATTGTTTGCATATATATAACTATAAAGATTATTAGGAGGTTTATATATGAAAAAAGAAAAGAAATCAGAAGTTTTTAAAATTTTATCAAGTGCTAAGAATGAAGATAAAGATAAAGGAATTGATATAGGTAAATTAGGTGTTGGTGTTGCTACCCTTATTGCAATAGCTCCAATGGCTTACCCTAGTGCAACCCTTCCCTCTTTAAGTAATATAGCTAACATTGTTACAGGAGTAGGTTATGCATTGATGACAGGAGGAGGAGTTTACTTTACTTTAACTTTAGGAAAAGAACTTATGGGTAATGATGATAAAGATAATAATGAAGATAGCAAGAAGAAATAGAAGATAAATATAATATAAATATAAAAATTTAGGAGGAGTAGATATGTTATTAGAAAGTGTTATAATAGGTGCAATAGGTGGAGTTGTTACTTTTGCAGGTAGTGAAATATGTAAAAAAATAAAACCTCAAAAAAAGGAAAATGTGTTTATAAATAATACTCCTAAAGAAATAATAGAAAATGAAATTAAAGAAGAAATGTGGGATGACATTTGGAAATATAATTCTGTTAAAATAATATGTGAAGATGAAATTAAAATGCCTGTTTTACTTGGTTCATATTACTTAAATAATGGTATAAAATATTTATTTAAATATCCTGTTGGTATAACTACTAATACAATGTCAAAGTGCAAAGACCAAATAAGAGAACTTTCAAATTCAGATGATGTTGAATTTACTCATTACAAAGATAATTTAGCATATATTACAGTTACTAAAAACATAGAGGAAGAAGAAAAAATTGAAACTCCAAAAGAAATTAAAGATGAAAATGAAAAATGGACTGAGTTTTGGATTAAAACTAAAAAAGGTGCAGGAGATAAGGAAAATGGATTTATCTATCCTCAACTAACAAATATTCAAGAATGGGAAAGTGGAAAGATATATACATTTAGTATGCCTATAGGTATATCAACTTATAATGTAAATCAAGTGGATACAACTCTTAAAGAATGGTTAGGAGCAAGTAGAATAGATATTACCAGTCCTAGTAAAAGTACAATGCAAATAAAATCATACCTAAAAGAATTACCTAAGCTAGTAAAATATCAAAACATAAAAAGAGAAAAGAGAGAAGAATTAGAAGTTGTATTAGGTAAAGGTCATACAGGTTGGAAGAGGATGAGACTTCTTAGTGGAGTTCATAACGTATTTATTGGAGGGGCTGTAGGTACGGGCAAGTCGATTTGTGTAAATGCTATAATAGCAGATTTGGCATTAAACTATTCTCCTAGTGAATTGGAAATGTGGCTTATTGACTTAAAGGTTGTTGAGTTAATTCATCTACAAAAGCTAAAACATGTTAAATATTATGGAGATACTGTTGAGGAAACAATGGCTATGATAGATAAACTAACTGAGGTTATGGAATACAGATATAAAAAAATGAAAGAAAAAGGAGTTAGAAAAATATCTGCTTATAACAAACTTGTTCCAAAAAATGAGCAATTCCCTTATATATTATTTTGTATAGAAGAAATTTATGGATTTACTACAAGTCCACTTGTTACAGGCAATAAGAAAAGTGGAGGTAAGAAAAAAGGAGCAGAAGAAGAAGAAAAAGAAAACTATATAGATAAATTAGGTCTTCTTTTAAGTAGATGTAGAGGTGCAGGTATAGGAGCAATGATAACTTCTCAACGTTTAATGAATGCATATATACCTAGAAATATTTCTACTCATCTAATGAATAGACTTTGTTTCGCAGTTGCAGATTCAAAAGAATCTTCATTATTAACAGATGATAAATTTGATGCAACTAAACTTAGAGGTAAGGGACATGGGTGTCTTATAGATACAAAAATTGAAGAGTTTCAAGGTTTTTTCCTAGATGAAGATAATGGAGAAGTTACTGAACTACTAAAGAAATATAACTTGCTTAAAGCATAATAAAAGGTGCTATAATTATAGCACCTTTTATTATTTACTAAATACACACTTTTAATATACAAAAATCCAACTCCGATTTTAAGGAGCTTTTAACAATAAAGTTAATAACAATAAATATATTATCATAATATTATTATTTTGAAAAGATATTTATTGGTAAATTTCAATGTAGGATAAATATTTTTCTCTTTATTAAAGCAAATAATTAAAAATATAATGCAAATTTATATACATATATGATATACTTTGTAATTATAGGAGGTGTTAATATGAAAAAATGTACTAGATGTGGTAAAAAATTTGAAGATACATTTGAATACAAAGGTAAGAGGTATTGTAAAGATTGTCTTTCAGAATACTTAACTTTAAAAGCAAGTTGTTCTGTATGTAAGAAAAGCTTTGTAAGAGGATCAGAGTTTACTTGCAATGATATGGAAAGCAAAGATAAAAAGAAAAACTTTTGCTCCCAAGAGTGTTATGATAATCTTATCCAAGACCGTTTAGATTTAGATGAATTAGATAAATGGCTAAAACAATATCATAAAACAGATAAACTTAATAACAGAATTTATATGCAAATAAATCAGTTTAAATCTAAAAATAATTTTACATACAAAGGTATGTTATTAACACTTGAATATATTACAAATACTTTAAAAAAGAATTTAGAGCTTGATACTGTTGGTATAATTGCTTGGCATTATGATAATGCAAAACAAGAGTATATTAAAAAACTTAAAAGACAAGAAAAAGCTTTAAGTATAGATTATACAAAAATTAACTTCTTTGAGAAAAGAGATATTATTTTAAAACCAACAACTGATAACAGGATTAATAAAATTCTTATCACTGATATAAACTTTGAAGGAGGATTTGATGATGTCTAAAGATGAAATTTTAAAAGCTTTGTATCCTTCTTATGATGCAATGCAGGTTTTAGGTTGCATATGTATAAATACAGAACTTACAAGTAAAAATCAATATAAACTTAGCAGTGAAGATTTTTTATCTAATTTTCATAAAGTAGTCTTTTCTAGTGTTGTAAATATGGTTAAATGTGATTTAAAAATAGTTGATAGTATAGCTGTAAAGGAATATCTAAAGAACTTTAATTCAACATGGTTAGATGTGTATGAACGTTTTGATATAGATAATAATTACATTGAAGTTATTAAGCAACAAGCAAACCTAGATAATTTTACTTATCATTATAATAGGGTTAGAAAATTTGCAATGCTTAGGGATATGGTCAATATGGGAGTTGATATCAGTGGAATTTATGATATAACAAACTCAAACAAAGAATTGAATTTAAAATTTGAGGAAGTAACTATTGATGATATTTTAGACATATTAGGGAAAACAGTTAATAACCTAAGAACAAAATGGACAGGTTTAAATCAAAAAGGTCTTAATGTTCATTCTGCTTTAGGTGTTAGAGAACTTATTAAAAGCCTAAAGGAAAGTCCTGACTTCGGTTTACCATTATTTAATCCTGTTCTTTCAACAGCTTTTAGAGGTGCTAGGTTAAGTAAATTACTTATACATGGCTCTCCTAGTGGATTTGGAAAATCTAGACAAGCTATTGCAAATGCAGTTAAATTATCTATGCCTTTTTTATTTATTGATGGTCAATGGGTTGCAAATGGAATGGCAGAATCCGTTTTATATATAACAACGGAACTTCAGTTAGATGAAGTTCAACCAACTATTTTATCTGCTATAACAGGAATTAATGAGCATAAAATAGTTGAAGGTTGCTTAAGTGAATTTGAAGAAGAAGTTATAGACAAAGCTATCGCATTACTTGAAAACTCTCAGCTTCATATAGTTTACATACCTGATTTTAACTCTAATGATATTGAAAACATTATTGAATCTCACATATTAAAATATGGAACAAAATATGTATTTTATGATTACCTACATTTAACACCTTCCATAATACAGGAAATGACAAGTGGAGGTGGAGTAAATAGAGAAGATTTAATAATTCTGCTTTTTATGTCAAGGTTAAAGGAAATTTGTAATACCTATGGTATATTTATGTGGGTTGGTTCTCAGCTTAACAGGTCTAGTAAAGATACGGACAACCAAGAGGGATTCCATTCATTTAGAGGAAGTTTTGCAATAGGAGATAAAGTAGACCAAGGTATCTTATCAGTAAAAGTAACTGAAGCAGATATAGATGTGTTAAGAGATAATGGATTTATAACTGAAGAAGGTTTTAAAGATAAAAAGCTACCTAATATATGTCATGTAATTGTAAAAAATAGAGGAGGAAGGTTAAAGGATATAAGAATATTCTCACATTTAAACTTAGGAACTCTTAGAGAAGAAGTTATTTGTGTAACAAATCAAGACTTAACTCCTTTAAATCAAACCTTACAAATTGCAAATATAATAGTTCCTTCTGTTCCAAATGCAGATGAATGGTTGAGGTGGCTTAATGGATGAAGCATTTAGTTGAAAAAATCAAAAATCAGCTAACAACTGAAGATGTTGATAGACTTATCTATTCTTTAGGAGGTAGCAAGGGAGCAGATGTAGATGAATATAATATCTATTCTACTGTGTGTCATAACCATGACGGAAGTGGTAGTTATAAATTATATTATTATAAAAGTAGTAAGACTTTCTACTGTTACACAAATTGCCAAAACTTAGATATTTTTGGATTGGTTGAAAGTGCTTTAGACTTAGATTTTAAAAAAGCTATTTCTTATCTAGCTAAGTTTTTAAATATTCAAAATACACTTGCTCCTGTTGGCTTTGGTAACATACCTTGTGCAAGGATAGTTGATGAACAGGAGGAAGAGGATGTTGAGGTTATTTTACCTGTACTTGATAACAATATATTAAGTCTTTTTCTAAAGTTTCATTGCACTGAATGGTTAGTAGAAGGTATTTCACATGAAACCATGTCTAAGTACTCTATAATGTATTATCTAGACCAACATAAAATAATAATTCCTCACCACAATGCTGATGGTGGTCTTGTTGGTGTTAGAGGTAGAGCATTACTAAAAGAGGACTTAGATAGAGGTCAAAAATATATGCCCATTTACATAGGTAATAAAGGTTATGCCCATTCTCTTATGCATAATTTATATGGACTTAATTTCACCAAGCAAACAATTAAAAATACAAAGAAAGTTATTGTTTTTGAAGGAGAAAAATCTGTTCTTTTGATGGATAGCTTTTACGGTGAGTTTAATTGTTCAGTAGCAGTATGTGGATCAAAAATACATAAAGCTCATGCTAGGATGTTAATTGAACTTGGAGTAGAGGAAGTTGTTATTGCTTTTGATAAGCAATATAAAACCTTAGAAGAAAAAAATCTATGGAGAAAGAAAATCTATAAATCATTAAAACATCTCTTGCCTTTTTGTAGGGTTAGTGTAATATGGGATGATATTGAAAATGGTTTATTAGAATACAAAGATGCTCCTACAGACAAAGGGAAAGAAACCTTTGAAAGACTTTTACAAGCTAGAGAATATATTTTAGATTTAAGTGAGGGATGTATATGTTAGAAAAAAATGTTATTGGAATTAATTTTAAATTTGAAATTGAATTTAAAGAAAGTATAGATAGGGAAGAAGGATTAGTCATTTTAAATAAAATGGAAAATGAAATAGTAGAACTATGCAAGAGAAATAATGCTATCTTCAAGAATGGAATAAATAATTTTAAGAGGGGTAATTAATTTGAATATATTTAATGAAGATTTTAGAATAGTTTTTTCAACAATACCTGACAACAGTTTAGACCTTATAATTACAGACCCTCCATACAAAGTTACATCAAGAGGAAATACAGGTAATACAGGTGGTATGTTGCTAAAGAAAATTAATATGCAAGGGAAAGTATTTAAATATAATGATGTTAAAATATCGGATTTTATACCTGAATTATATAGAGTATTAAAAGACGGTTCACATTGTTATATAATGACAAATCATGTTAATCTAATAGAAATGCTTAATGTAGCTAAGGAATGTGGTTTCCACTTTATAAAATCTTTAGTTTGGGATAAAGGTAATAAAATAATGGGACAATACTATATGTCACAATTTGAATATATATTATTCTTTAGAAAAGGTAAAGGTAAAAGAATTAATAAATGTGGAACTCCTGACATATTAAGTGTTCCAAATAAGAAAACAAAGGGTGTAGACGGAAAAAATATCCACGATACAGAGAAACCTATTGAGCTTATGAAAATACTCATTGAAAACAGTAGCCAAGAAGGAGATGTTGTTGGAGACCCTTTCTTTGGAGTAGGTGCTGTTGCATTAGCTTGTAAACAATTAAATAGACGATTTGTTGGCAGTGAAGTTGATGAAAATTATTTCAATATAGCCAAGCAAAGAATTGAAAACGAATATTTATCTACATCACAAGAGGTGGAAAATGAAATTTAAATATATAGAAAGTAAAAATAGCAATAAATTAAATCTAGATAAATACTATACTTCTTATGATGATATGGAATACTGTGTTAATAAAGCATGGGATATATTAAAGGACAATGGATATAGTATATCTGAATTTCTTGAGCCAAGTGCAGGAGCAGGAGTTTTTAGTAATTATCTCGCTACAAGTGGACTAGATGTTATTGCCATAGATATAGAACCTGATGGAGAAGATATTATAAAAGCAGATTTCTTAGAGTATCCATTAGAGTATGTTAGAGGTAGATGTGTAATTGGCAATCCTCCATATGGAAATAGATTAAGTTTAGCTAATAAATTTTTTAAAAAATCAATAGAAATAGGAGATTATATAGTATTCATACTTCCTATTAGTCAGTTAAATAACACTCAAACCTTTTATCAATTTAATTTATTATATTCAGAAGATTTAGGAGAGCTTACATTCAGTGGAGAAAGGAAAGTTCATTGTTGTCTAAACGTATATGTTAGACCAAATAATGGACTAAATAAAAAGAAAATAAATAAATTAAAAGATGTTGAGATAATAAGACAAGATAGTAAAAGGTATAAAGATTTTGAATATGATATTAGAATGTGTTACTGGGGAGATGCCACAGCAGGAAAAATATTATCTGATGATGAAACATACAGTGGAGAATATAAAATAAAAATCCATAATGAAGAATTAAAAGATGATATTATAAATATTTTAATTAATACAAATTGGAAAAGGGAGTTAAATTCAACAGCTATGTGTAGGATTAAACAGTATCACATAATAGATTTATTAAAAAAGAAAATTCCTAATATTAATTAAAGTAAAATTTTTAAGGAGGAAATATGGTTAAATATAAAGTTAAAAATATAAATAGTAATAAAGCAGAGAAAGTGCAAAGTAAAATAAAACATTGGATAGAAAGTAGGAAACATATAACTGTAGTTAGTGTAAATACTTGGTCAGATGAGAATATGACATATTCAACCATAATATATGTGGAAAATGAATATCACTTATAATTAAAATAAAAATTTAGGGGGTATATATGTATAATTTAAAAATGTTAGAAGATATATTTTTATCTGCTTATAGATGTAATTGTAATTATGTAGGAGTACGAATTAGAGGAGTTGGAGAAGGGGATGAATTTATTATAAATCCTCGTTGCAATATAATAGAAAAACTAAATTATTATAAACAAGCATATAACCATGATTTAACTTTAAAATCTAATCCTAATATAAAAATAATTGGTATAAGTTATGGTCAAAACTTTGATGAAATTCAAAGGATAATATAGATATATTTACAATCAAGGAGAAAATATGAAATACAATTTAAAAAATCAAATGCAAGGACAAGTTGTTGAAACTGTTCTTGTTAATAGAAACATAGAAAATGTGCATCTATTTTTAAATCCTGTTGTTTCTGAAACACACTATAGCCTACTGGATAATATGGATAAAGCTGTTGATACATTTATAAAACATGCTAAACAAGGTTCTAAGATATTGGTTATAGTTGACTCAGATACTGATGGATACACTAGCTCTGCTCTACTATGTAACTATATGAGAGAAATAAATCTTGAGCCAATAATACATATACATAGTGGTAAGCAACATGGTATAACACCTGATGCAATAAGGTACATAGAAGAAGTTAATCCTCAACTAATTATAATACCTGATGCTTCAAGTTCAGAAGGTGTTACACATGAAACATTAATCTCTAGTGGAATAGATTTAATAATACTAGACCATCATGAAGTAGAGGGTAGTAGTCCTGCGATAATAGTTAATAATCAATCTTCAAAAGACTTTTTAAATAAGGATTTATCAGGAGTAGGGATAGTATATAAATTCTGTCAAGCTCTTGATAATAGATTAGGTATAACAGGCTTTTGTGATAAGTTCCTAGACCTAGTTGCTGTTGGGAATATAGGAGATGTTATGGATTTAAGGAATTTAGAAACAAGAATGTTATGTAGTAAAGGTCTAAAAAATATACAAAATCCATTCTTTAAAGCATTATTTAAAAAAGAGGAATTAGATGATCCAACTATCTTAGATGTAGGATTTAAAATCGCACCTCTTATGAATGCTATTATTAGAGTTGGTACAGCAGAGGAAAAGAAAATGATGTTTGATTGCTTATCAGGAGAGGAATATCTAGTTACATATAAACCTAGAGGAAAAGCAGAAACTCAACAATCATTAGCAGATGCAGTTATAAGATTAGGTAACAATGCTAAATCTAGACAACGTACAGCAACAAATAAAGCTATGGAATATATAAATAAACAAATAATTGAAAACGAACTTGAAGACAATAAGGTACTTATCATAGATATAACAAATAAAGTTGATAAAGGTATTACAGGACTTGTTGCAAATAAGGTTGCTTCAACATTTAAAAGACCTGTTATGTTAGTTCATAAACTTAGTGAAGGTTTATGTGCAGGAAGTTCTAGAAGTTATGGAGTTTCAAATTTAAAGGATATTTGTATAGAAACAGGATTGTTCTCTTTATGTGCAGGACACCAAGAGAGCTTTGGGGTTGAAATAAGTCCTGATAATATAGATAAAGTTGTTGATATATTTAATGAAAAGTTTAAGGATGTTGAATATAACTTATCTTATGAAGTTGATTATATATTTGATTGCAAAGATTTAAATAAGCAAACAATTGAAACCGTAGGAGATTTTAAACACCTTTGGGGAAATGGAATAAATGAGCCATTATTCGTTGTAAAAAATATAAAAATAAATTCAAAGG